ATCTGCTGATTCTTGAACATCAGCAATGACTCTCCATACAGCACTCACATCATAACTTCCATCTGGCAATGATGGAGTTGCAACAAGAGTGTATAGAATATCACATTCTTGTATTACTTCATCATTGCCAATTTTAAAAGTAATATTACTTGATTGGGAAAGAAGATCTTGAACTTCTGGTTCATGAGTAACAATCTCTTTATTCTGAAGACTACTAATATAGTCTTCTCTAACATCAGAAGCGGTTACTTGAAATCCTGCTTTTTCTAAAAGAAGGGCGAAACAAATTCCAAGTCTGCCAGCCCCAACAACTCCTATTTTCATTTTAACTTAGCGGTAATTAGTAGATGCCAACCAAGATTTTTCTCAAGAGTCCTAAACATTTCAGGAGGCATAGATTCAAACCAAGGTTGTTTTATATATTCTCCCCTCTTATAAGGTTCTACCTGATAGGGAAAAATATGATCTTGTTCAATGGAGATGACTTCATATCCATCTAGCAATTCTACCACATCTTGCTTAGTATAGGTATTCGCAATCGGACATCCATATTGAGCTTCTGGTTGATCAAAACCAGACTCAATCATATAGTTCTTCCAAGAATCCTTTCCATAAAGCATAATCTTGAGAATACTATTCTCATTCATATACTTCTTAATCTCGGAAATGATCTTCTCGGGATGAGGACTGTGGTGGATTACGCCAAAAGAATAAATCAAATCATAAGTTTCTACTGGAACAAAGGAAGAAAGTTCTTCTGCATTACCAGAATAAAACTTTCCAGTTTGTTCAAATACCTCAAATCTCTTCTTAGCAAGTTCAAGACTAGATTCGGAAAGTTCAACTCCAGTATAATCCGCACCATTAAATGCAAAGTTTGCTCCCACAGTTGCAAGACCGCAACCAATTTCTAAAACTTTTTTTCCTTCCCAACTTGGAAAATCAGTAAATTCAAGAATGTGAGGTTCTACAAAAAACTTTTTTCTTTCTACTTCATTAAAGTATTCTTTTGTTCCAATTTCTTTTGATGAATGTCTTACATTGCAGGGACGATCATCCCAAAACTTTTTTACTTCGGTGATTGTTATAGTCATAGTTTAAATGTGGGGATAGGATTCATTTTATGTTTGTTTTGAGAATTAAACTTTGCAAGAATCTCAACTGCAGAACCAGTTCCATTTTCCATTGCATCTTCTAGTTCGGCATAGGAAGCACCAATTTGATTTTCATCAGTTCTTCCATCTTCCCAGAGACCATCTGTAGGTTGTGCATCAATAATACGTTGATCTACACCAAGATGCTTTCCAAGTTCCCATACTTCAGTTTTATAAAGATCGGCAATAGGAGCAATGTCAACTCCACCATCACCATATTTAGTATAAAATCCTACACCATAATCTTCAACTTTATTGCCAGTGCCAACAACAATACCACCAACAGACCCAGCAACTTGGTAAAGGGTTACCATACGAATGCGTGATTTTGTATTTGCTAGTGCCAAATTGTTGGAAACCATATCTTCACCTAACCAAAATCTGGATGCAGTTATGAATTGATTGTAGGTTGAAGATAAATCAATTTTAAGACCTGTCACATTAGGATAACGATCTTCAAGAGTTTTTCTATGAAGATTTGATAAGTCATCCTGAGAAGAAATTTGATTCAGTGGCATAGAAAGAACATATGTTTTAAGTCCAGTCTCCGCACAAAGAGTAGAAACAACAGCAGAATCAATTCCCCCAGAAACACCAACAACAAAAGATTTTATATTATGGTCCACAACATAATCGCCCAACCACTTTACAATTCTCTTCTTTAGTTCTTCGTAATCTGCAATTCTGTTCATCTCAGTTAGAAAAATAGTTTGTGTAAATATAATCTTCTGCTGTTATGCAATTAAGAGCTCTCTCATAATTATCTCTTACAGCATCAATATTATCATAATAATACTCTTTAGTCAAAACATCTGAATCAAATACTACATTTCCTTCTTCATCTTTATCCATCACAATAATACCTTTCATATTATAAAAATCTCCAATATCTGGAGCACCAAGATAAATTGGAATTGTTCCGGTCAATAAACAATCATGAAGTTTCTCGGTAAAGTATGATTGATAACAATCGTTCTCCATAGCAAAAGAGAACATGTAATCTTTCAGGGCATCAACTTTTCTTGGAATGTAGTTAAATGCCTTTCCATACATATCAACCTCACCAGTTTCGGCAAGTTGTTTTGCAATCTCAAGACGTAAACTATGTCCCTGACTCATTTGAAGTCCAGAAACAACACAAGAAACTAATTTAGTTTTTTCAAAGATTCCAATTTCTTCAATAATACTTCCCTGAGCAAAAACAAATTTGAATTTGGGATCTATATCCAGAAGTGATTTATCGTGAGTAAAAATTGCATCATATGCTTCAAGATATGGTGCTGGATTATTCTTAATATTGAGTGCGGTTTGATTATACCACCTGGGTTCAATTAACCACGCATACTTCTTAGAACTGATTTTATCTTGAAGACCAAGTTCAATCAAACCTTCAGTATAAAAAGTCTCATCGGTATTAGAAAGATTTTTAAAGGTTTGCATATGATTTCCATATCCTTCATGAACCCATTCAAGATGTTTTGGTTTAGTATTCAATGCCAGATAACCGTTCTGCTTTCCAAGATCACATTCACCAACATAACTGAAGGTATTATCAATCAATTTAAATTTTTTCATTTCTCTACTATAAATTCTTCGGTAATTAAAAAGTCCAATTCAGTTTCCTTCAAAACGTGAAATGCGTCTTCATATGAAGTTAGAATTGGTCTTCCTCTAATATTAAAAGACGTATTTAGAATTACTGGTATCTTACCAACCTTTTCCAGTTGAGTCAAAATATCATAGAAAAGTTCATGTTGTTCTCTTTTAACAGTTTGAAGGCGAGATGTGTTATCAGCATGAGTAATAGAAATCAACCTCCCCCTATATTCCTCTCTCACAACTGGAGCATAACTCATGTAATCAGATTCATATGCTTCTTCAAAATAAAGATTTCTATCTTCATACTTACATACTGGAGCAAAAGGTCTAAACCATTCCCTAAACTTCACCTTTGCATTTAGGGTATCTTTCATATCCTTAAAAGAAGGATCACATATAATGCTACGATTACCAAGAGCTCTTGGTCCTACTTCAGATTTTCCTTGAATAATTCCACCAATTTTTCCTTGAGAAATTAACTCAACTATTTTTTCAACAGTTCTTTGTTGAAACTTATACTCTTCTTTATATTGATCTAGAGAATCCCTATCCAGAATATCAAAGTTTTCATAAACAACTGGAGTTACTTTTTGTTTAGTTTCTAACAGATATGCTCCCAGAGATAATCCGCAATCATTTGGATTTGGTTGAACATAGAGATCAAATCCCTTATCATTCAGATACTTTCTTAAGTTTTGATTAAATAAAACATTCAATCCACACCCACCAGTAAAAACTAAGTTAGATTGTTTTTGATCATAGAGACTAGAAACAATCTGGAACATTAGTTTCTCAAAAACATATTGAGATGTTGCTGCAAGATCATATCCCCTTTGCCCAGATAAAATGTCATGAGTATGAACATCAAATCCCAATCTAGAACTGAGAGTAGAAAGGTTGTGATTATCTCGTAGATAATAAGATTCTAAAGGTTGAATCCATTCATCAATAACATTCCCATAAGCACAGATTCCCATCACTTTTCCGGCGATTGCTAGATTTGAACCTTTTTTAGAAATCTCGGAAATCGGATACCCTATCTTACCATATGCGGCACCAAAATCAACTGGCAGAAGTTGAACAGGAGTAATTCCTTGTTCATTTGCGAAATAAATTTTTGTTGTGGTAGAGACTCCTTCATCCAAACCACCGCCATCGGCAGAAAGAATCAGACATTCATCAAATGGAGATTGATAATAACCAGATGCTGCGTGAGCAAAATGATGAATTTCAATAGGTTTGATCTCTGCTTCAGGCCAATACTTTTTCAATAGATCATGATCTTGATCACATAAAGCATTGGAAACAATCAGTTTTGGTTTTGATTTGATAATGCTATCAATATGTGAGATGAAGTCTTCTCTAGTTTTATCGTCAGTTCCAACATCAAAAGATTCAGCACCCTTGTTGAAGGCAGCATATCTTTTATTTGCCAGTCTTTCATATTCAAGAACTCTCAAATTGCCATCTACATCAACAAATGTTGCTGAAGAATCATGACTTCCATAAAGACTTAGAATACCAAAATCTTCATGCTCTGCTGTTGATTTGTTCATTAATCCACTCATATGTTTTACGAATACCCTCCTCCAGAGTTTGAGAATAATCCCAACCCAGTTCTTCACGAATCAAATCATTATTTGAATTACGTCCACGAACGCCCAAAGGAGCATCAAGAATGTGCTCTTTATCAACAAATTTACCAGCAACCTTAGCAGCAGTTTCGACAAGTTGATTAATAGTTACCATCTCTTCGGAACCAATATTGACAGGTCCGATGAAATCAGATTCCATCATTCTACGAGTTGCTTCAATACATTCATCAATGTAAAGGAACGAACGAGTTTGTTTTCCATCTCCCCAGACTTCTATAGTTCCGCCTTGCGAGGGTAGATAGGCAACTTTGCGACAGATTGCTGCTGGTGCTTTTTCTCTTCCGCCTTCCCAGGTTCCTTCTGGTCCGAATATATTATGATATCTAGCAACACGTACAGGAATACCATAGTTGCGATGATAAGCAAAGTAGAGACGTTCCGAGAACAGTTTTTCCCATCCATATTCAGAATCTGGGTTAGCGGGGTATGCAGATTCTTCACGGCAGTCAGGATTATCGGGATCTAGTTGATTATGTTCTGGATACATACACGCAGATCCAGAATAGAAAATCTTAGTTTTGTTTACGCCCTTGTAATCATTCAGTTGTCTTTGTGCTTCAAGGACATTGAGATTGATAGATGCGGAGTTATGCATAATATCCGCATCATTATCACCAGTGAATACAAATCCTGCTCCACCCATATCAGCAGCAAACTGATATACCTCATCAAAGGTCTCAGTATACTTTGATGCTACAAAGTGATAGAAGTTGCCAAGATAACCCTTAAATTGAAGAACTCTTTCAACAAATGCAGCATCTCTCAAGTCTCCCTGAATAAACTCATGTGCTTCAGACTTGGAGAACTCGGGGCGCTTAAGATCTACACCACGAACCCAGTATCCTTCGGATCGCAGTCTTTTTACCATATGGCTTCCGATAAAACCACCAGCACCAAGAACAAGCGCTGTTTTTGTATATTGACTCATAAAATCAATTCTTAATAATCTCTGTAGTATATATTATAGTAAAAAAGGTGGGTTTATGCAACCCACCTCAGTGCTATCAGGCTCGCCACTTGCCCTTTGACCAGAGGCAAGAAACTGGGCGGGAGTTTACCTCCATCCGCACCACCAATTTTTTAAAGGGAAAATTGGAAACCTAAAGGGTCATTGACTCCACCACCTAGTTTTGCGAAACTAGGAAAAATAGATCTATTCTCCAATAATAATGTTGTCCGATCCGTATATCCAGTGAGGGTGATTTCCTTCAACAAAATCTACAGATATTTCGTACATTATACCATCCATACCATAAGTAGACTGCTTATCCAAAACAGGACTGTAAATTTTAGCGGTTGGTGATAGAAATGCAGCCCACCAACTAAAACTACTTCCTGCTCTGAAAATAGTTCTAGCAAAATACAATCTCAAAAAGTCTTCCAACCAATCAAAAATGTATCCTTCTCTATAAACAGATCCTTCTGGATAGTTCCACCCAAATAATTCAGTTTTTTTTCGATCTCTATGCCATTTTTTCGTATGATCATCGGAAGTCCATTCAACTTCCGATAATTTAAATCCATTTTGAAGAATAACATTTACATATGAAGACTTAGAAATAACAGAATAACCTTGAGTATTTGTGGAGTTGTAATTTACATTTGCAATATCATCTCTCCTTAAGTGAGCAATGTCGTAAGTTCCAGCCTTACTTTCCCAATATCTGTATGCCTCAGTCTCTTTAACTTCATCAGAAAATTCAAAAATTTCTAGAAGATGTGATTTTGACATTGTAGAAAAAATTGATTGATGATAAGCGCAGACTTCATCAAAGTATACTGGAACATTATACTTTGCATAATTTTCTCCTGGATTATGACAATCAATAAATTTTATATCGGGATACGACTGTTTTAGAATTTCATCTCTAGATTCCCAACTAGTATTGTCGTGATTTAGATTTTTAGTAATTGCCTCATCTAATACGCGATGACTTTTTCTTTTAAATAACTTGGTTCCTTCCCACTCAGAAGTAAGAATAAAATCTACATTATTTTTTTTAGCATAAGTCACCCCATAAGCATATTGATGCATTCTATTACCAAAACGTCCAACCCAGTGTGGGCAAAGAATAAAACTCATTTCAATCGTCACTCACATAGCAAGGAACTCTATCTGGGTCTAACCATTTCGCATATTCAATGTCTTCCATTGCAGTAGAACATTGTAAACCATTATCAAAAAGATAAATGTCATTCCAACGTTTAGTGTAATAGTCCTGTTTTTGCATTCTGTAATCAGGCATATCGTTTAGTTCAATAATTCCTTTTTGAACAAAACGATATCCCTCTCGCTCGAATATAACTTTGGTTGTCATGCAACCTCAACTGATTCAAGATCGGCAAGAACGTATTCCATAAGCATCTCATAGTCATCAAGAGGATCACCAGAAAATACTACGCCTTCATTCTCATAGAAACGACGAACCTTTTTGTAGAGTTTTGGATTCTTTACATCAAGGTAGAAGTCACCGTTTGCTGCGCCGCGAAGGGTTTGAACGTCTTTCTTGAATTTTGCTGTGAGAGTCATTGTTTTGTTTGATTACCTTAGTATTATAAAATTTGATGAGTTAAAAGTCAAGTGGACAGTTTTTAAACTGGTTCAACAAGCATCATCATGGTTTTTGTGATTTTTTACAAACTCATCTAAAACTTTTAAATCATCATTGATTACCTCATATGGGGACAACAAAAATTTTTTATCATCATCTTCAATGATGAGAGTTTCTCCATTTTCAACTCTGGAAAAAAGATTATCAAAATCTTTTTGAAATTGTTCTACGGTAAATTTTTCCATTTACTTTAAAATTTAATTTTCTTCAAAAGTCCACTGAGGGTGCCAAGAATGGTTCCAATGCCATCTACCATCATCCCTAAAGTTCCAAGGAAAGGGAGTATCAAATTTTGGGATCTCAGATACTGGTGGATTATAATTGTATGCTCTCCAATCTGGAGCATATTTTCCTTCACAACCCCTCATTACATTGATTCTCTTAGTATATGTAGAAAGCCAAGATCCGTGAAAATTATTAGAATTTGCACATATTACTTGCTCAAGAACAGCTCGTTCAAGATTATCTAAATCATAATCAAAGTCTTTATAAAAATAAATTTTATAAAATTTTTTTAGTGGTTCAAAAAAATCCAAATTAGTTTCATCTGTAGAAATATATAATGGAATATTATTAGGAATAATTGGAAGAATTTTTTCTAAAATTTTTTCTCCATCATTAACAGAATCCAAATAATCATTACTCATGGAATATAAAAAATCTCCACGCCTGACATGGAGAGCATTATATTTACTGATTTTTTTAATCACATTTTCGGCAAGATCATAAAATTTTTTCTTATATCTGAAAGACTTGTTTATTTTTCTTTTCAACTCATCGCGCTTAAAAGAATTACCAGGATATATGTGATACCAAAAACTACCAAATAAATTTTCTTCAAAATGAATAAATTTATCTGGGAAATTCAAATAAAATATTTTTCTTCTTCCAACAAAATCTTTGAAATCTTGAGTGTTATATGGGTTCCCACTCAAAACTATATTACACCCACATAGAGAATCAATATTATTTTCATCATTTGTAAAAGTTACATAATGAAGTTGTTTAATATGTTTTGAAATATTTTGAGTGTAAGATCTCTCACCTTTTATAGCATTTACATTATCTCTAATTTCAGGAACATCTTCAAACTCAACACAATTAAACTCAGATTTAACTATGTCCTTATCAAATATTTCCCAAATATCAACAAATTTTTCAATATGAGAAAGCCAAGTTTTTGGTGGTAAAATTATTTTTCTTTTTGTTATATAAGATATTGCAAAGGCAACTTCATAAGACATAATGACATTGCACAATCCACAAAAACAAGGACCGAATGAGATGTACTTATTTTCCATAAAAACTGTAGTATTCTTCCATCCCAGTAAAGGTAGTTTTTAAGTCAATGTAATCTTCGAGATTCCAATATTTTGGTTTCCAATGAAAATACATATTTCGATAGTATTCTCCATTGAAAGGAGTTAATCTTGCATGAGCACACAGACTCTCATAAAATAACATATCACCAGGTTCGAATACCACTTTATGGTGATTGAAGTCATGATCAAAAAAATCTAATGGCCATTTTTCACAAGATTCTTCATCAATGAAAACTATACAACTTATGATATGAGTATCATATCTATCCCTATGCAAATGCAATATAGAATTTTTTATATAACTTCTAATTCCATATGCCCAAGTTCTTTCTAGTTCACAATTAGACCATCCTTGAATTAATGGAGTAATTGTTTTGTAACACTCTTCTCTAAGACCTTCTGATATATTAGAAAAATTATAATATGGTAATGGGGATTTTTTAACAGAAATTCCACCAACAGTATTAGCAAGAAATTCTGGAGAATACTTCACATCATCAACTACCTCATTAAAATTCATTGTCTTATATTCTTTCATAATTTTAGAATATAAGTCTTCAGGAACTTTAACTTTTTTAAAGGGATGTCCGCTAGCAAATCTAGGGGGTAAAATATATTTGTTCATCTACTATCATTTTAATTTAGGTCCTAACATCCAAGAAACCAAAGAAATTCGTTTTCCCTTGGTTACTGGAGTAACTCTATGAGGAATTCTAGAATCAAAAATTATCATCGTACCCTTCCCTTTAGGTGCTTTAGTGGTATTTCCGTGATAATCTATAAATTCTAGATCTCCACCCTCATATTCAGAGGGGTCTGTGATTAAAAGAGATGCACTCAATTTTCTAGTATATCTACTATCCCTAGAGGTTCCATAATCAGAATGCCAAGTATAGTGATCCCCTTCTTCATATGTTGATATCTGTATTCCCTCCAGATAATTCAAATCATACTCCCAAAATTCCCTATTAACTTTATTGAAATAATGGGAAAAAATGGATGAAACCCAATGCTCTTCATACCACCAGGAAATTTTAGAATTTCTGGTTTCCAGATTAAACACAGCATCGTCCAAAGTTCCGATCTTTGCTTCAGAATATACCTCTGGACTCATTTGATCAAGTTCTTTTACCATCAAATCAACAAGATCTGATGGAATTATCTCCTCATAGTGTCCAACTGGTTGGGCAATTTTATGGCTCGGCATTATTATAAATGAAAATAATATCTAATAGTGGTCGGGGTGACAGGATTCGAACCTGCGACCTATTGCTCCCAAAGCAACCGCGCTACCAAGCTGCGCTACACCCCGTTATCATTTTTAGAGTGAATGTACATTATACCTGCAAATGGTACAATTGTCAAACCACATCCACATAAGAAGAGAAATAAAGGACTTACTGCTAGTTTTTCAACTATATGAAAGATCATCCACCCCTCCAATTTTTGTATTCATAATAAAAGTATTGATCTACTTCGTCAAGCCCCGATAATGGGGCATTGACATCCCAGTACGACCACTCAGTACAGAACTGTTTAATATGTATATCGTTAGAAGCAGTCCTTACTCCATACATCCTAGAAAATGCAGATAAAGCAAAAAAATATCTTTGCCTAATGTGCGGTTCCATTTCCCTTATATTCTTTGGAGTCATAGTATCCTCCTCGTGTTCCGAAGTAGAGTGTTGTTAAAACAAACGGAATAGAAATGAAAATAAGTGCCTTACCTAACATGATGACCACCAAACATATAACGCATTCCATTCAAGATTTTTGCCCCGAATGATCCGAGATTGCGTGAGTTAAATCTTTCAAATAAGGCAGTAGTAATAACAGGAGCGGGAACCCCCAAGTCCACAGCGGCAGAAACAGTCCAACGACCCTCACCGCTATCGGATACGCCTCCAGAGAACTGTTTAAGGCTACCATCCCTGCGTAGCACATCAGCAGTAAGGTCAAGTAACCAAGACCCAACCACGCTACCGCGACGCCATAACTCAGCAACCTCAGCAACATCAATATCGTAGCAATAACTTTCTGGGTCTGCCATCGGGGCAACTTCAGCGTCTCCTTCTCTAACATACTGAGAACCTGCATTAGCATTCTTTAAAATATTGAAACCTTCGGCATATGCTTGCATAATGCCATACTCAATACCGTTATGAACCATCTTTACAAAATGTCCAGCACCTGGACCACCACAATGTAACCATCCAAACTCAGCAGAGGTTACATCCGAGTCAAATTGAGTCCTGGGGGCAGCGTTGATTCCTGGAGCGAGGGCATCAAAAATGCTTGAACAAGTGGCGACCGCAGTATTTCCGCCGCCAACCATAAGACAGTATCCACGATCCAAACCATAAACACCACCGCTAGTGCCACAATCAATATATTGGATACCAAGTTTTGCCAGACGTTCTGCTCTTTTCCTACTGTCTTTAAAATTGCTATTGCCATGATCAATAATAATATCTCCTTCACTACAATATCGTAGTAACTCATTAATTGTCTCCTCTACAGTTTCAGCAGGAACAACCATTTGAAAGATTCCTGGTTGTTGTCCACCTTTATTGTTGTGTTTAACTACCTTAACAAGGCTTTCAATATCAGTTGTAATTCCATTAACAAATCCCTTCTCAAATGCTTCGTTTGCTTTTCCATAATTCCTCCTATATCCCCAGACTTCTATGCCTGCTTTCATCATACGGCGAGACATACCTTCGCCCATTCTTCCAAGACCAATTAATCCTACTTTCATAAAACTCCTTAGTAAGCGTGTGTGAGTCCCCAGGCAATCCAAATTGCCATAATGGAACCATAAATGATAGTTAAAGTCAAAAGTGTTTTAATCATCTTCATCATCCTCGTAAGTTGATGGTTCTTCAAAAAGTTCTTCCATTTTTTGTTGATGAACTCTTTGATTTAATTTTTGCAAATCTTCTTCTGTAATTGTTACCATTAGTTTAAAGTAATTTTAAGAAATGGAAGTAGGGGTGGAATAACTCCAACTAATCTTAAAAGTCCCTCAGCAAATAAAGCAAGAACCACCCAACCGACGCACATACTAATGATAGAAGCATTACGGTTGTGTCGTCGTATTGCGGCATCGATCATCTCCTGCACTTCTGCGCGAGTTACATAATCATCATCGAACGGTTCCATCACTTCTCATCACCAAGAAATTTTGCAAGGGGATCTCTTCGAGTTTTTAATATTTCAACCGCTCTTCGGTAAAACATATTATCTGTATTACCAGAAGATTCAAAAGTTTCCTTGATCTTCACCCAATTAGCATAGGTGTGTTGATCCATAGGTGTGCCCCTGCGATACTACTATATAATAATCACAGTCACTTCGAAGTCAACTTTTTGTGTTCATATCGTAACACTGTTGAATTAATTGTTAAATTTGTAACTTATCTTAAAACGGAAAGGGTGGGATTCGAACCCACGGATGCTTTCACATCGCTAGTTTTCAAGACTAGAGCCTTCAACCACTCGACCACCTTTCCAAATAGACTTCAGCGAACTTCGAAGTCTAACCTACGAACTTTACGTTGTCTTCTTGCTTCTTGCCAGGCAATATCCTGGGAAGTCAGAACATTCTTTTGTTCTTTCTGTGTAGAGTTTACCATAACAACTCTAGTTAAGTCAACAGCAGAAACTCCATCACCCTTTACAGTCATCATATTAGGACAACCACAGACTTGGGTTTTATTTGTCCCCGTTATCTCTTTGTTGCAATCTCGGCATCTCACTATTAACATTTTCCAACAATCTCCTAATCTCTGCTAATTCTATTTTAATA